CGTGCCATTCCTTGCCGCCGACCGCTGTCTGCAGTGCGTAGTCTTTGATGTCGTTTGCCCAGGAGACCAGTTCATCGACGCGGCCGAGGATTTCTTCAACGTCCTCATCGGTGAGCAGCGGCGGCAGTTGGAAGTCAAATTTAGCAAGTTCCAGATTGTATTCCGCACGCTTGCGGCAGTCGTGTTTCGCCTTGCAGAATTGGCACCAATCGCCGCATTTGTAATCGCCGCCACCGGCATAGGCGAGTTCGGCGGCGGGCTTCAACGTATCTTCCGCCCATTGGTACAAATCGTCCTTTGACAGCGTGAAGGTGCTGACATTGGCACGGCGCGGTTGATAGATGGTCATACTGACCGTGTCGATGTCGTAGATGCCGTCGAAGATTTCCAGTGCGCCGAGCGCGTATAACATCATTTGAGGATTGTTTTCCGCCTCTACCAGAACGCCGAGTCCGTTTTTGTAGTCAATTATTCGGAGCGTCCCGTCAGTGATGATGATACAATCGGCTGTTCCGAAGCCGCTCTCAACCCAAGAAGAAAAGTTGACACGTTGCTCAATCAGCACAACCGGGTCAGCACAGGTCTGTTTTCCCGCTTCCACCAGTTCCAGCACATAGGAGGCATAGCCGTTGGCACAGTCCTCCATTTCCTCGCTGTAATATAAAAGCATCTCCGTAGGGTCTTTCGCTTCTACACCGAGCGCCGATTTAAGCTTGAACTCACACAAGCTGTGCGCATCGGTGCCTTCTGCTGCATAGTCGCTGCCCTTGTCCTCATAACTCTCGCAGAGCCGCGCGGACGGCGGACAGTTCAGCCATCGGTGGGAAGATGAAGCGGATAGAAGTGCGTGGCTGCTCATGCCAGCACCTCCGCCTCTGCAAGCAGAGCCTTGTAGTTAGCCGGGTCGATTTCCGAAAGCTTGCTTGCGCCGTACTTCTGGAGCAGAGAGCGAATCTGAGCGGTGTGTCCGTTGCGGGACTTGTCCGCCATGACAGCTCTGACCGCTTCCAAGGTAAACACCGGTTCTGCGGTGGGATTGGAAATATTCGCAGGCTCGTCATTGCCGCTGAACATTTCGGTGAAAGAATCGGCGATGCCGATAATTGTCTCCGCGCATTTACGCAGTTCCGCAATTTCTGCGGTCAGTTCGCTCATTTTGCTCATCTGTTTTTCCTCCTTCCATTGATTGGCTCTGCCCGGCAAGTATTGAGAGTTTTTTTGCCAGACGCTTTGACACCACGCTGATAGCGGTAAGGACTCCGATTAACTCCTCATCCGGCACATTGCCGTGGGTGTCGTGTGTTTGAACGGTCTGATTCATTTCGTCTACCTCCTGTCCGAGGGTGTATTGTTTTCCTCCCTCACTACCCACTGGAGGAAAGCGGTGGGTTTGAACGAAAAAAATCAGAAAAAACATTTGCCCTTCAGTCGCCGTGTGACGACCGAAGGGCAAGATGGATGATTATTGGAAGTCATTTAAGCATTTACGAAGCTTGTCCATGAGCTTGTTTTTCCGATAATTGAGCGTGGATTGCCGCACACCGAACTCAGCCGCAATTTCACGTTCGGTTTTTCCTTGGCGAATAAGCTCACAGATGCGGCGGCTGTCGGGGTCAAGTTCCTCCAGCGCCTTGAACAGTTCCTGAAGCATGAGCTTGTCCGCAATGATGTCCAGAATATTTGGCGCCGAGTCCTCAATGGTATCCAGCAAGGTCAACTTTGAACCTTCCTCACCTTCGTATTCGGCATCAAGCGACAATGAGTCACCCGCAGTGCGGTAACGACAGAGACCGCAGTCACCTTCGCACCGTCTCCAGTCCGTGCAACCGCACTGCCCATGCTTGCTGGCGTGGTAATGCGTCCTCCAAATTGGGCGGTAGTACTCCTGGTAAACATCCTCGTTGACCGGGATGAGTTCACCGTTGAGTGGAATAAAATACTGCTTTTTTTGCTGTTGATTTTCTTGCTTTCTCATAGATTGTCCTTTCCGCCTGTGCGGGGTCAAAGGACAACACAAAAGGTTCTGCGGCGAGAAGTATGCAGACCCTGCAGCCTGAAAATGGGCGCAAAAGGTCAAGGGTACTCCTCATCGCTCACAGCCACTTGTGGTGACAGTGTTGAACGATTTGTGTATCCTTTGCCCTTATTGCAAATCAGGCATTGAATGAATTTTAGGTGTGGTGGGCGCGCTTGCTCAGTACAGAAGTAACTTTCTTTGTGGATTTATAACTCGAATAGTGCAAGTGGATTGATATTTACACCGTATTGTGATATAATACCTTTTAAATACCTGCGTTGTGGCTGTCGCAGTGCATCGCCCTTACCACCTGTTTTTATGATACAGGGTCAAAATGGTACAAAAAATCCACCTGCGATGGTACAGGTGGTACAAAAGCTGGTACATTGAAAGCGAGGCGATTTTTATGAAACTATCTGAATATTTCAAGACTATTTATCCAGTTATGGATAATCAGAAAAATCAAGGCCTCTTTGTCACACGGTGCTTTCAATCTGCCGGAAGCAATCACTTTACTCTTTCGTCATGGAAGCAAACGAGCAGCGATTTGGAAACACAACGAATGCTTTATAAAGGAAACCGTAAACTCACAGCAGATATGAGAGCAAGCTTTCCACTCCCAATTGACAGCTCGGGTTTATCAGTATTTTTTTCAAAAAACATAAGCGGAAACAATTTGCGCAAGGCAATGACCGCATTTGCTATTCCGCCTACGGCGGAAGAAAGTAATAAAACCTTTGCAAAAGCACTATCATCGCAATTTGTATTATTCGTTACAAGCGAAGCTGACGATGTGGACGACATTGTTGCTATGGAGTATCAGCGTTACTTATCAGAGCCGGATGATGAGCCAGTGCCACAATTCACGCCGCTTTATCCAAACGACAGCGCGTATGTGTCATTTCAGCCGCAAAGGACATATTCCACCACGGCGCATGGCAAGTTCCAGCACACTTGGGTGATTCAAAACGATGGCAAGCAGACATGGCGTGGTCGAAAGCTCGTTTTTTCAAACCGCACGGAAGTTCGTCCGCGAGCAGATACGAACATCCTTGATATTCCCGACACTCCTCCGGGCGAAAGCATAAAAATAACCACAGGCTTTAATGCCCGTGGTTTTGAGGGAAGCTGGGATTGCATATGGGAAATGCACGACAGCGACGGAAACAACTGCTTTTCTAATAACAAGAAGATGTTTTGCATCACCGTAAATGCAAAATTCGAAAGCAAATAACATTACAAGATATATGGAGGTTCATACATGAGCGACAAAAGCATTGAAAAATGGTCTACATTAAAAGAGGTGCAGGCGTATCTTGGCGTTGGCCGGGAAACCATTTTACAGTGGATTGCCAAAAGAAATATGCCTGCATATAAAGTTGGTAGACTGTGGAAATTCAAGCTTTCCGAGTTGGACGACTGGATTCGTTCTGGCGGAGCTGATGACAGAACTACCGAAAAGGACGATGACACCGCAGAGTAAAGTCCGTTTTTAGGTACACACGATAACGTAGAATTATAGTGGGCAAATGGCGACAAACTTACCTTTCTGCCCAGAAACGAGGAAAATATATGGCTAAAGCAGCAAATTTAAAAGAGGTATCTCTTGAATCTATAATGTGGAACTGCCGCAATGCCCTTCGTGGTACGGTTGGCGGCACCGAAAAGAACCGCGACGCCGTCATGGGTTTGGTATTTCTGAAATTCGCTGGTGATAAATTTGAAAAGCGCCGTGCGGAGCTTATGGAGGAATATGGCGATGTTCCAGCGTTCCTTGAAAAGGACTCCTTCTATCGCAGCGCCAATGTGTTCTATATCAATGAAACCGCAAGGTGGTCTTACCTTGTAAAACACGCCAGCGCGGACGATATTGCTGTCATAATCGATAAGGCAATGGCTGATGTCGAGGACAGAAACCCTCCACTCAAGGGCGCGTTGCCGCAGAACTTCTATTCTACGCTCGGAACACGTAAGGAGCAAATTAAAGGGCTGATTGATGAAATCAACAAAATCGATGAGAGCCGCTTTCATGAAAAAGACCTCATAGGTCGCGTGTATGAATACTTCCTACAGGTGTTCGCCATCGATTCTGGCACAGGCACTGAGAAGGGCGAGTTTTATACTCCAGCAAGCATCGTCAACCTGATTGCGGAACTGATCGAGCCGTACACTGGCGTTGTGTACGACCCATGCTGCGGCTCCGGCGGGATGTTTGTGCAGTCAATTAAGTTTGTGGAACGGCATAATGGCAACAGAATGAAAATCTCTGTTGTTGGTCAAGAGTCGAACCCAGACACTTGGCGGCTCGCAAAAATGAACCTTGCGATTCGAGGTATATCCCATAACCTTGGTGATCGAGCTACCTCTACATTCACAGATGACCGTCACAAGGATACAAAGGTGGATTTCATCATGGCGAATCCGCCCTTCAACCTTAAAAAATGGCGTGGCGAGGATGAGCTGACCGATGATTACCGTTTCAAAGGTTATGAAATTCCGCCTGTGGCGAACGGAAACTATGCGTGGATTTTACATATGCTCTCCAAGCTCGATGTTACGAACGGTATCGCGGGATTTTTGCTTGCCAATGGTGCGTTGAATACGGGCGGTGAAGAATACAAAATTCGCAAACAACTCATTGAAAACCGTAAAGTCGAAGCCATCTTCGTATTGCCACGAGATATGTTCTATTCCACTCCTATTTCGGTAACGCTGTGGATTGTTAACAACAACAAAACCGCACGGACACTAAACGGACGTAGCCTGCGTGACCGCCGCGATGAAGTCTTGTTTGTTGACCTGAGACGATGGAATACCGCCATTTATGAAAAGAAGTATGTTATGTTCAGCGATGACGAAATCGCTGCTATTAAAAAGATATATACCGACTGGCAGAGCGCAGACACTACCTCCTATACTGATGTGCCGGAACTATGCAAATCCGCGACGATTGATGAAATTCGTGCACAGAACTATTCGCTTGCACCCAGTAAGTATATTGAGTTTATCGACCATGATTTAGACATTGATACAAAAGAACACATGGGCTGGATTATGAGTGAAATACAAACAGCTCTTGCAGAAGAACGAGAAACAGTAAAGCTTTTAGAACTTGCCGCGAAGGAGGTTTAATGCCGTGTTAATCAAACGAAGAGTAGACCAGTTAATTAGTTTTGTCGATGAACGCAATAGCGGCGGTTCAATCACAGAATTCTGTGGAATTAACATCCAAAAAGAATTTATGCCAACTGTTGCAAATACAGAAGGAATCGACTCGCGAAAATACAAAATTGTTTGCGCCAATAGATTCGTTTTTAGTGGTATGCAGACAGGGCGCGATGAATGCATCCGAATCGGATTATATAAAGGTCACAAACCGATTATCGTTTCTCCTGCCTATACAACATTTGAAATTGCTGCTTCTAATGAGGTTCTGCCAGATTACTTCTTCAT